ATTTTGATGTGCAATTCCGCGTCGACACCGGCTTTTTCGAACGCTTTGACGACGACATCCAACCCTTTGCGCAACCACATCGACCCGCCGGCATGGAACCTGAACCTGTCGTTCACCAGTCTCGGTGTCGGCTTCCAATGGTCGATGTCCACACCCAACGGCACCACGGAAACATTGTCCGAATATTCGCCGAAAAGTTGACGGTTGTGTTCGCACGGCACGATCACCTGGTCGTAGCCGCCCAAACGTCTGCTGTAACCGAAAGGCAGTTTCGTCGTTTCCCACATCGAATAAAGCACGCGATGTTGGCCGCGCAAAAACCCGTGCGATTTGCTCGGGTCGCACATCAGCACCGCGACGGAAGCATGGTCGTGGAACTGCACACCGTCAGGCAACCCCGACTTGAACCCCTCCAACATGGCGCCGAACCCGTACATCGCATCTTCGATGCCGAACCAATACTGGTAGTTCATTACCCGGCCCGGTTCCCCACCCCGCCCAACGCCTCCCTTTTCTGTTTGTGTTGGAACGTCGACCGCACCCTCGCGATCCTGCAATACTGTTTGGACGTGGTTTTCACCGTGTACGAAACGTATTTTTCGGGCTGTTTAAAAAAATAGCGGTCCAACGGAAAACCTATCGGATCGGATATGTCGTCCAATATTTTTTTGGCGGTACCCCTGTTTATCACGTAGCACAAAGTCGACCAGTCCTGGTATGCCTTGCACACGTCGATCCTGTCCGGGTCGGCCGCCGACGGGCTGTACGACAAATCGAAGTTGTTGTTGTCCGGTGTGAAATAGAAAAAAACATCCCAATCCTCCGGCAACTGGGACATGTAACGAACCAGGTTCTCGTAGAAACCGGCGAAATATTCGATGTCGTCCTCCATCAAAATCAAAAAATCGGCGTCGGTTTCAAGAAATTTGGTGTACGCCTTTATGTTGCTCGCCCACAAACCAAGTTCCCCGAACCTCCACCCGGTCCGGTTGTTCAACTCGTATCCGGTGTCGGTGAACCTGACGTTGCAACCGGCGTAAAAATTTTCTAGATCGTTGCCGGAAGATATCTCGATTGTCGGGGTGTCAAGTTCGGAGGAATACCGGCCGATATAATCGTTCATGGATTCGCAAAAATGTTCCCGTTCAACGTCTTTGTCCAGGTGGAACACCTTGTGCGCGAATTTCATTACCCGGCGACGCTGGTTTTGTCGGGCACGATACCCGTCGCCACCTGCCAATTCTCCTCGGCCCGACGCTCAACTATCGCGGCACCGTCGATACCTTTGGGTTGCTGACCGTTCTGGCGCAGACGACGGTATGCGTCAAGGTCCTTGTCCAACACCCGTTCCTTTTCGATGATCCGTTTCGATTCGGGTTTGCGGGTCGGCAACGCCTCGGCGGACACCCCGAAACTCGCTATCTTGCATTTCCAGCAGCCGTCAACATCCAGATTCGGATGCACCCCTTGATGGATCATGTCTAGTAGGTTACGCCGCCACCGTCATAATATGCGGCCCCGTTGATGAAACCCTGGCTGAACGCGCGAACAATCGCGTCGAAACCGCCGACGATAATCGCACCCAAAACAAGATCGTCGAAGGCGATGTTCGCGTCTTTCGTCCCGTCGCCGCCGTTCTGCGAACTTATGAGGCGTATCACGCCGTTGAACTCCCTGCCCGTGATCCCGGCAATCGTGTTCAACGCGAACAAAAGTTCTTTGCCGGATGTGCCCGCCAAAACGTTCGCGGCACGTTGCGCTTCCAACCCGGATGTGCCCGCCATACGGTTGATTTCTTTTTGGAAACTCACGACAAATACGCCCCGTATCCCGCCGTCGTCAAAGCGCTGGCTTCCGCGGCCGTGACGGTGTGGTTGTGCCCGCCGTGGTACAACTTGTCGACGGTCGACATGTCGGACGGTTGATCCTCGGTGAAGGTGCCGTCGGTCAGTTTGTAGACGTTGCGGCCACGCGCACCCGGCGACAAAAACCTGAACAGCCGATGCTCGATACGTTTGTCGAACGGGTCGGCCCAGCGAACAAAATTGTCCGTCGGTGGGGTGAAGGTTGCCATGATTACACGATAACACAAAAAGGGGTTGGGCAATCCTGTTGTGACCACCCAACCCCGACGAGCAGAAGGGACAACTGCTCGACTTCTTTTTGTTTAACCCGCTTCAGTTAGTGGGGATTATGCGCCACCAAGCGAGGACGACGAGTTGATTAGACGGATCGCGGCCTGACGGAAAATACCGTAGCCACCGAGCCAGTACCAACCAATCGGGTTGAAACGCATCAACGAATCGACCACCGGACCACGCACGACTTTCGGGAATGGCCCGTTGCCGTCTGTGATCGAGTGTGCTTTCGCCAACGACTGACGACCCAAAATGATCGTCTGGTACAGGTCGACAGTGCTTGCCGAACCGCCAGTCAAATCGAGTGGGGCGCGGGGTGTTTCGATGAAACGCACCGCTTCAAACGCACCGATTTCGCCGTTGTAGATTGCTCCGATGTTGCTGTAGTTGTGCGGATCACGCCACGATGCCGCACCGGTTTCACGGCGAAGATCGTAGGACACGTCCGGATGGATGAAAGCCATGTACATTCCGTTGAATGACTGTGCTTTGGCTTTGCGCAACTGGGCCGTGACGATACGAATATCGTTGGCTTCGATGATGTCTTCCGATTGGACCGTCGCATTGCTGGTCGGGGTTGTCGCACCGCCACCACCGAAAACGATGTTGGTTGCGGCTTTGAGAACGTTTCCAACAACGGTGTCGATAGACGAACCGGCGTTGTAACCGATCAGGTTTGCGGCGACGGCATCAACGTCGAGGAACGAGGTTCCGCGCAGTTTGGCCGTCGTGTTGACCGCCGAACCGTATTCGGCGAGTGTGACCGTCACCTGGCTGTCTGCCATCGCGACAGCGGTGACATCCGACGTTTCGGTGAGTGTCGCCGTGACATCATCGAGTTCACTGAAAATCGTGAACGCGACCGATGTTCCCGGCATTGATTGTGCAACTGGTTGCACGTCCGCTGCCGCATCAAATAGCATTTCTGCTCGGAGCGCGAAATACGCGATCTGATCGAACGCCGCTTGATCGACGGACAGGGAACTGGTTGTTGTATATGCCATGACCTTTGGGGTCTTTCTCCCCGAAGGTTTGCTTCAGGGCTAGATGTTTTGTTGTTGCCTTGCCTGGGCCAACAGTTGCATAACTTCGTCCTGAGATTTGGCGTTCTGGATTTTGGTGGTCCAATCCGTTTCGGGTTCGCTCGCCTCACCGAAACTTTTCGCTTTGGAAACCCGGTCCCAAACCTTTTGTTCGGCTTGGATGTCCTGTTTCGATTGCTGTGTATTGATGAGATTTGCTTCCGTTGCGGCTTGGCGGATCGCCTCTGTTGTCATTTCACCGTCATAGGCTTTCACGAAGTAGCGTGAAATCGGGGCACTTAAATCGATGCCCGCTTCCACAAACGCCAACTTTCGTTGTGCCTCTGTCGCTTGCAACAGTTTGGCTTCCAGTTCTTTGTTCTTGGCTTCGAGGTTTCGAAGCTGTGCGCGAACCGGATTCCGTTCTACCTGGTCCTGAACGTCTTCCTCAAACTCTTCGTTTGCATCTGACATGACCCACTCCTTCTGCCCACACCCCGGATGGAGGAACCGGAATGGCTGCAAATCTCACCCTTGTTTTACGCGCTGAAATCGGGGGTTCCAACGGATATCCCTATTGGGGATATTGAAACTATAGCACGCCCCTGTGCCAAAATCCAAGATTTGTTATTCGGCCACGCCAAGACCCGTTTCGCGGGTGCTTGAGGTTGCCCCGGTCGTGGAGACGTAGCTGCCACCCCCCAGGAATGGGGCCCTTCTTTTTTCTTTTCTGCGTGCTATTTCCTGTTCGGAGGAAACGTCGTAGCCGAAAGCGGCCCCTATCTTTTGTGATTGCGTCAGGGCCGTTTCGCCCATCATTTCTTTGTAAAGCCCCTCTTGTTCCGAAAGCGCGGTAAAGGCCGTCTGGGCCTGGGCTTCGGTGTACCCGCGGGAAACCAGTTCTTCGGCGGTTATCGCGTCCATCTGTATTTTGCCCTGCTGCTTGCCCCGTGCCGCGATATTGGCCGCGGTCGCCTGTTGCTTGAGTTTCGACAAAGTTTTTTCCGGATCAAGGAAATATTGGGCGAGCTGCGCCGAACTGACCTTGTACAATTCTTGCATTTGACGGACCACCTCCGGGTCGGCCTCGGCGACCCGCCTGTAACCTTCGTTGATCCTGTTCTGTAGCTCCGCATTGGAAACGTCGCCTGCGATCAGTTTTTCAAAATCCGAGTATTCGTCGTACAGCGTCGGGTCGAAACCGTTGGCGATCAGCGTTTGTCTGTATTGTTGTTCAAGGCCGGTGTACGCAGCGGGCAGCAATTGGCTCAATCCTTTTTTGGCGCGGGCGGCGTTGGCCCGGAACCTGGTTTGGTATTGCGCGGTGTCGCGAAGATAATAAATAATGTCATCGCTTTTAGTGATGTTTCGGGCTATCAAGTCCTTTATCTCTGCGTCCAACCCGGACAGTCCCAAATCAGAAAGCATGGCTTTGAGTTGAATAAAAACGTCGCCAGAAGTTTTTTCCCCGGGGCTAACGACTGTTCCCGTGGTGCTGCTGTCGCCTTTA